CGTTTGCGCTCTTTTTTGAAATCCGCGCATTGTATGCCATCGAGCCAGCACCGATAGCCGAAAGGAGCGCGATAATTCCATGCTTCTTTCTTGCCGCCTGTTCCTCTTCCGTCAGTCCCATAGCCATAAATAAAAGTAGGACTACAATCAGTCCTTTGTGCATATGATGATGTCGGCGTAGGCTAAGGCGCCTAGTTTTGAGTCGGTTATGCTTTTCATTGTCCTAAAATGATATGTCCCACCGCCCGTTGTGACAGCTCTCACCCCATCCCCATTGATTGAATCTCCGTAGTTACCAACCCCATGTTGATCGAGAGTCATATCTGTCAGCAGCGTGTCATCTTGCATTAAATGCGTATGTGCTAAAGAAGTAGACGCCGCCACCGTTCCGCCCGTGGTCCCGCCCGTCCCACCCGCCGTCACCACGCGAAGGAACTTGTCATTGGCCGCAACCGCCGTCCACCCCACCGGGGCCGACGCCTGGTAGAACACCATGGCGGTGCCAGCGGGAAGCATCGTTGCAACGTCGTCATACGTCGTCCCGTTTGACCTCTGTAGGGCGTTTCTGGTCGTGTCAAAGAAAAGGCCCTCGTCTGTGGCCGCGGGGCGGTTGACTGTCGTGTCCTTCCGTCCACGGTAGGCAAACACGGGATTTGCCGCGTCGGCGCCGGGGAACTTTGCAAGCGTCCCGTCGGCGGCGTTCCCCCGGAGCGCCGTCTGTATGTCGGTCTTTAGCGTGCGGATGACGCCAGCACCGAGCTAGATGTAGTCAGAATTTGCGGGAACAGCCATATCCCATGCCATAGAATCCTCCTAAAAAACCAACAATTTCACCGTCGCCGTAGCGGCGGAGCATTTCAAATACAAATTGGTATTGTCGGCGGCCGCCGTGTTGTAAACGTCAGCGGCCTTGTCTTTTGAAATCGGGATGTATCCCGTTGGCGTTTTTCCTAATCCGTGGGCAACGGTCGTCTGTGTCCCCGGCGTCGCGTCGCTTGTGTAGGTGATGATGGAAACGTCCATATTGTCTGCGACGGAAATCCCGCCGTCCAAAATCGCCCTGCAGTTCATCGCCCATGCGTCCAAGACGGTAATGAGGTCGCGGTCAAACTGGCGCATTGCAAGGGCGTTCTGCGTGAAGATTGCAGGGAAGCTGGGACTCAGAGGGTGGGTCACGCGCTTACCTCCCTGGCGTCCGCCCGCAGTTGGTATTTCTTAATCGTGAAACTCTCCCCGGCGGTGTTGTTTGCAAAGCGCAGGCGGAGGCGCGACTTCACAACGTCGAAGTAAACAGGCAAGGGGGCGTCGTCGTCTGGGTAGTCCGCCGCCAGGGTGAGAGTGTCGGCAAGCGTCCAAGACGTCCCACCGTCAAGAGAATACGACACTTTAACGCTCCCGCCCTTGGCCCACACCTGCAAGCCCTTCCACCGCATCATTCGGTCAATGTCGGGTATTCCAAAGTCCTCCGCTGTGAAGTCCTTCGTTTCCCAAAGAGAATCAACGGCAACGCCAGCGTCGTCAGAGCTGGTGGGCGTCCGCTTCGTTGAATTGCCGGACGAATCGCCGAAGAAAGCAACAGGGTTCAGGCCGAGCATACTGGCCGAGTTCCACCGGGTCGTCGCGGCGCTCCACGAAAGTGTCATGTCGGCCCACGTTTGATCTGCCGTGTCCACAGATATGCCCAAGGCCGTCAGGTTTGCCATGGCGTCTTTGTAAACATCCTTCGTGCGCCAGTTGTATTTGTAAATTGTCTGAGGTTCGGTGTCCGCCCCGGTGGGGATGCAAAACCACACTTCGTCAAGCTCCTGCAAGAAAATGGCCTGAGACTTGTATGCGTTGGCGGCGTTCATCGTTCCCCGAAGTTCGTCCTGAACGGGAGAATCAATCAGGGGGGCTGTGATTCCATTGAAAAGGTGAAGACCGTCGGAGGCAAGGAAAATCTGTTCGCCGGACGGAATGGTCAAAATGGTGGCTTCTGCTATGGCTCCGACGCCCGTTGCCTTGCGGTCAAAGATGAAAACGTCTGAAGTCGTAAGAAGTTGCCCGACGTAAATTGATTTTTTCTTGTGGACGGTCGGTAGGTTCCCAAACAGGCCGAACCCGGTAATGTCCTCCGGGTCGTCCAGAAGGTCAACGCTCCCGGCGTTCGTGTTTACGCCGCTCCACGTTTCAGGGTCGCCAGTGTCTGGCCATTGAACGCGGAACGGGAAGGCATCTCCGGCGCCGTCGTCGGTGATGTTACCAAGCAATAGGTAAGGCCCAAACGCCAGCATGTATTTGCACTTCGGTGGAGAGCCGCCCAAATCTGCATCATTCCCCGTTATCGAACATTTGCGGATAGGGTCAATCCCGTTCGTGTATACGGCGGTCTTTACCGCGGCAAGAAGGGGAAAGGCGTAGCTGATCGAATCGGCGGCGCTCCCTGTCAGAGGTGCGGTCGCCACGCTTGCCCAAGTCCCGGCTGATTTGTTCAATACCTCAACCTTTGAAATGCCCGCCCTAAAGAGACGCGTCAGAGGCCCAACCTGCAATTCAAAATACCGCATGATTCTCTCGCCAAGGGAAGAACCGACTGCAACGGTTCCAGACCGCTTCCGAATGATGGCCAGGTTCGTTTCCATGTTCTTGATGTTCGTCGCAGAGCGGGCGTCAACGTATTCCCCAGGCCTGTCAACGACAAGGCCCTTGCTGGGAAGCGGGACGTTGAGTTTTTGAGCCATTAAAAGTTCGTCGGTTTCTGGCAGAATGAACCCGCCTTGGAGTTTTTATTTTCGCGCCGCATCGCATATAGGAAGCCCTTTTCAAACGCGGCTTCATGGCTTGCCGCCTTGTCGGATTCTTCCAGGTCGCGGTATAGGCGCATGAGGACGTTTTCTGCCAGCACGTCCCGGTAGATGCCAGTGAAAGGAACGGAGGCCGTTGCCGCGGTGATCGTCCCGGCCCGCTTTGAATAGCTGAGGCGGTAGGTGTAGGTCACGGCGTCGGGGATGGGGCCGATGTAAATGTTCCCGCCGTAGGCACAGGCGTGTTTGGGATAGCCCGTGTCGGATGTCACATTGATGTCGGGGTATCGCTCCCTGAACTCGTTCCAACTGATAACATCAAGGTCAACCGCCGTCGTTCCGTCCTGTAAAACCACACCCTGCAAAATTCCGAAGTCGCTCTCGTTTGACAGTTTGAAGTCCCCGGCCACTGTAATGGTGTCCGTTGTGGTCTTCTCTGTTTCCATTTCTTCAAACTCAAAACGGCGGCACATTTCTTGAATGGCGTCGGTGGTGTTCTCGTAAATCTCCGCGCTTTTGTCGGTTCTCTTGAACCCACGGCGGAGCAAATAGGCCAGGAAATCAGGTGCCGTCATCCCGGTGACGTTGGACAATGCAACCGCAGAGCCCGTCCAGTCCACCTTCCCCGTGGTCACCAAGAGATCACTCTCCGCCGGCGAGGCCCCCGCCTGCTGGTAGACAAAATAGTCGTAAGCCCCCGCCGTGGTGATGAGCGCGGGCATCGTGGCGAAATACAGGCCGCTGGCGCCGTCCTGAGTCATCGCATTGGCGTAGGCCGCCAAGTTGGCGGCGTTGTACGCCTCGAACGTGGCCCCGTTCCACCACAAGCCCGCCGGGCTGATTATCCGTGCGTAAAGTGTCCCTGTGCCTGCTCCTCTGATTTCCCTGCTCATGGTTTTCCCCTCACGGCGAAACTTTCCGACTGCATCCGACGCCTGTCGTGCAGGTGGCGATATAAAGGTTGTAGGCTGAATCCCTGTAAACGTTATTGAGCATATCCGTCGTAGGCGTTGAGAGCGTGACGGCGTAGGCAGCGGAGAGGTTCAAAAACGGCGTGGCCATACCCTTCGTGGCCGTGATTGAGCCCGACGTTGTGACGCCGTTGATGCCCACATCCAGCCCGCTTCCCACGGAGAGGCGTTTGATGTAGCCGTTTTGGTTGACGCTTAGGTGGTCGGTGTCCACGTTTCCGAACAATCCCGCCGACGACTTCACCTTGGAGAGTTTCACAATCACAAGCGGGGCGGAATTGTTGTAGGTGGAACTTCGGAAGTAGATATGTTCTTTGTATTGAACGACGCCCGAAATTGACCCCAAATCCTGCGACTGTTTCAGGGTGCCGATGCGGAACGGATGGGCGATGTCGCTCACGTCGTAGAGGTAGCAGAGGTCTGTTGTATTGACCGTCGTTTCTGTCCCGATGACGGCGATGTCGCCCGTCAGCCATATCCTGTCGCCCGGATTTATGAGAGGCGTGTCGCTTATGAGCGTTGGGATACCGATGGAGGCCCGCATGTCGTAGATTGAAAGCTGAGTGAACCACCCAGCGGAATAACCGACGCCGTTCCTCACCACCGTCCCGCGCTGCTCGGAGTTCGGGACTGTCTGCGTCGCCAGAACAAGCGCCCAGGCGTTGTCCACGTTCACGTCAACAATCTTGAATCCGTAGGTGGCTTCGGTGGCGAGGTAGAGCCAGCGCCCATCGATGAATACGTCATTCGTTTGGTTCGTGAGCTTGAATGACCCGATCTGAACAAGGGACTTCCCACGCACTTCAAAGCCTCGGACAAAACCTGTCCCCGGAGCGTCCGTGTTCGTCTCGACGATGTAAACCCGGTTTCCGTCAGCACAAATACGCTTGTATGTGAGGGTGGAGATGAGGACAGGGAGCGTCCATTCGCTCGATGCGTCCCTGAGAGCCGGAGAGGAAAGGTCAATCGCGAAAAGCGTCCCTGCGGCTGATGGGAGGAAAAGAGTGTCGCCGGATATCGCCCCCCGCGCCGGGGAAGACGTAAGAGCAATGGCCGACGTTGCAACGGGGGCCGTCTCATGGCCGTCAAGAGAATACCGCTCAAGCTGAAACGTGCTCCCCGCAATCTGGTAGGCCGTGATCAATTGCCCCTTGTGAATCCACTGCTCACCCGCCCCATACCGCGTAGACGGGATGATAATGGCTTCCTGAATAAACTCGGTGGGTCTGTTCGTGAACGAGCCGTCCTTGTCGATCTGAACGGTGACAGATGACGCTGATGTCCTCCACTGCTGGATGTCGCTCACCTGGCCCGTTGAGCCGACGACCGTTAAGGCGATGCGGTGCGCGTCGTTCGAGCGAAGAACGGCCTGCGCGTTGTCGTAGTAGGTCGTCGTCATGTGGGTCATAATCGCGCCCACAGCCAGCCCCGCGTCTGTCCCACCCGAAAGCGACCCCGTTGACCCGGCAACGATGTTGACCTCTGCTCGACGGCAATACTGCCCAACTGTGTAAGTCGGGTTTCCCAAGTAAATGTATGAGCCGTTGTTAATGTGGACGCCCATGAAGAACACACCAGTCGAGGGAATGACCGTAGGCGTTGCGAAGGTAGCCGTGAGGTTTGACCCACTTCCCGATGTCGCGTAAGTTGAGGGGTCAACATACCAGCACCGCCATTTATCAAATGACCCCAAACCTCCGTCGATGTCCTCAAATATTTTGAAGCGAAGCCCACCCGTCCCGACATTGACCTGGAAAGTGTAAGACGCCCCCGTTACCGTGTAGCCGTTGGGAATTTGATACCCCGTTCCGATGTAGACCACATCTTGATTCTGTAGGTATTGTGACGACGTAGGGGCCGCCCCAGGCGTAACGAGAACAGACCCAACCGTAGCGGTTGTAAATTCCTCGTTCTGGTTCTGCGTCCCTATCGCCACCCTGCCACTCAGCGTAGCCGTGTTGGTTACGGTGAGGGTTGAAATGGTCGCCGTCCCGACGGTGGCCGTTCCCGCGCTGATTCCGTAGGTCACGCCCAGCCCGTTCGCGCCCGTCACGCTCATGGATGAGACGCGCACCACGTCGAAGTTCGCCATGTCCAGCGTTGTGGTTGCGACGCTTGTCCATCCACCGCTACCGCCAGAAGGCCAGGACGTTTGGCGGACACCGCCGAGCGTGAGCGCCGGGAACACGGCCTCTCCGTTGGCAGTAATTGATGCAAGCACAACCTTGTTCGAGTCTGTCCATTGCGTTAAATCCGCAGACTGCGAATAATATTGTTGTAGTGTCAGGGGAACCCCGTATGGGCTGTAGGGTAGAAACGTATTGTTGTAATGCCAGACCGCTGTGGATTGGTAGTATGCGAAGTTGCCGCCAGACGAATGCCCGAACACAAATGTGTTGTAAGCCCCGTAAAACCCCATGTTCGGGGTGACAGAAAATCGTATTCCCGGGGAGGCCGCGCTTCCTGATCCAAGAGATAGCGTCCCCGTTGACAAAATGTCCCCGTTAAACGTGGTGGACGACTGGAACGTCGTCGGGTTCGCCACTGTTCCACCGTTGAACGTTTCCCCGCTCGCCGCGCACGTGCTGATAGACCCGTCCGCCCACGTCACGGTAGTGATTCGCACATCCCGGATGGTCATGCTCGACTGGCTGATGGAGAACGGTATCGTGGTGATCCCGGCCCGCAGGTTCACGGACAGGATCGCCAAAAGGCCGACGGAGAGAAGTGCCTTTTTCATCGCTGAACCTTCTTGCGCTTCACGCGGCCGATGTTCTTGGTGGCGGTGGCTGTAACCGATGCGGCCTCTTGCCCAGCGCCGTAGGTGTTCCCGATCGCCAAAAGGTAGCCATTCGCGTTGCACGAGTCCGCGCTGTCGCAAACGTAGAGGTAGGCCGTAGAACCCGCCGACAGAGGCCCCACGTTGACGTAGGCCGTGACCTCGCCCGCCGCCCATGCCGAAGGTATCTGCATCTGCTCGATGCTGTTCCCGGCCAGCGTCGAGCTTGTGGTGATGTAAACGCGGGCAAGGGTCGTGTCCACATAGATGTCGTCAAAGTAGCCCCATCCCAGGGGGGTATAGTTAGAGGGGTCGTCCTGAACCCACACTTGGTCTTGTTGGCCGGGGGCGTTTGCAGTATCAGTCCTGAAAGTGTCGCTGGATATGTTCAGAGAAGCGTTGGCCGTGGCGTAGTGGACTTTGTAGGCTCCGTCCCATAGTCCTACTGCGCTGTTCTGGATGAGAATATGGTGTTCGTCTCGCCAGAATCCAAGGTCTTGTGCGGGATGGGGGTAATATCCGCCCAAGCCTGTAATTACCGCCGCGTCAGGGTTAAATTCTTCACCCAACACCTTGGAGTTTTGGTCGGTTCCCTGCGTCCCAACGTAAATGGTCGGGTATTGATTCCCCGATGAGGACTCACCGTTGGTGTCCCAAAATCGGAGCCACTTGTGATTACCTGCTGTGAAGGGGTAATTGACGTATCGTTTTAAAGAAACGAACCACTTCCCACCGTAAATGCCATATGAAGGCAAGTCCGTCCGAACACCAAACTTGGCCGCTTGCCAACCGTAGACCCCCGCCAAGGCTCCGTTCCCTGAATAGACCTTCCCGCCCGCCGCCGTTGTCGTGGATTCCGCAAGCTCCATCGCGCCCCAAACGGTCAAACGTCCAATAGCTGTCGGGCTTGAGAAGTTGTTCTCAAACGGTGCCCAAACAAGGGGAGCCGCCGGGGACTTCGCCCCATACCCGGCCCCCGTGATGACAATCTTGTTCCCCATCGTTGACGTTGAAATACCGACAACCGTTCCAGTCACGGACGTGATGGAGGGGGCCGCCCATGACAGGGAGGGGGCGGCCAGCGCGGCGAGGGCGATGGCGAGGAGGCGCTTTTTCACTATTTTTTCCCGTTCAACGTGACGGCCAAATTAAGCCCTCCGTAGGTGGGGCCAGTGAAATAGAGCCGCAGATATTTGTAGGCGTAGTCCGTGAAGTTCCAAAGGTCGCTCCCGTCCGTTGAATACGTGGTGGAGGAGATTGCCGCGCTGGTTAGGTCTTTAAAGTTCGTCCCGTCGTTGGACCCTTCCCAATACCAGCCGCATGAACCCTTGGCGAAGGTGATGGGGGTGATGGTGAACGTCCCACCGCCATTGACTGCGGTAATATCAATATCCAAACCCGCCACGGCGCCCGTTGAGGTGTCGGAGAGTTGGTATTTGTTTGCCGTAACTGCGATGGCGTAGTAGGTTGTTTCGCGCACCAAGCCAGTGGGAGCCACGGAATTGCTCACCGTGGACAAAAGAACAGGAAGTCCCGTAGAGAACCCGTGAGCGGTTTCGTTGAACGTGTCGGCAGAAACGCTGATGTCCGATGAAGAGCCACCATAGAAGCGATATTTCCAGGGCGTAAGGGCCGCGGGAGAAGATACGGACACCGCATACAGATTTACCCCGCTGGTATTTGAAACAACCTGAATCACTCCGGCGGAAGGAGTCGAAGCCGTCACAATTGCGGATAGGGTCGCATTCGCATTTATTGCGTCTGAAATACTGGCGGCTGTCGCTCCTGAACTTGTCGCGGCAGTGTAGTCCGTTCCCTCGGTCAATGCGGTGCCGTTGATGTTCAGGTAAGAATACGGCTGTCCGCTTGAAAGCGTAGAAGCAGAACATTCAAGAACACCCGTGGATGCTGTCATGGCGTAGGTGTTGGCCTTTGTCCCAACGCTCCCATATGTGATCGTAATGACGTTGCTGGACGCCGTGGCTGAGTATTCCCAATCGGCGTCAATAGCCGCCGCAAGGCTTGCCATGGTGGCTGTCGAGGATTCAAGAAGGTTCCAGTGCGTTCCCTCTTTAAATACCTTGCTCCCAAGCGTGACGGTCGCCGTGGTGATGGAGGTGTTGTTTTTCCCGTCGGTGAGAGTAATCGTTCCATACGCACCCTGGCCGTGAAGCGCGGAGTAATTCGCCACAGTCAAAGTCGTGGACGAAAAACCGCCATCGGAAACGCTGGACGCGGACGGCGTAGCCGTCGAGTAAACAAGCTGGGCGGAGAACCAGTCATACCCGGACACGTCAATGGATTTCGTGAAGCTCGGGTTCTGCACGTCCTTGCTGATTTCCAACGAGGATTTACTCGCAGCCATCGCCAACGTCGGGAGCAATCCCGTGAGTAGTATCAGCATCCATCTTTTCATCGAAGCACCCCTCTTGTTTAAGATATGGTTCAAAGTGTGGAGGGCTTTGCACCCTCCTGGCGGTTTCGGCGCACCGCTAACCCTCGGGTTATATTCCCGCGTCCGTGCCTTCGACGATCAAGGTAATTGACGCCGAAGCCCAGTCCGATGCGGCAGTGCTCCCGTTCGCCTTAACCTGCGCGATGGTCAGCGTCGTGGTCGAGATCGACGGGATGAGATACGTCAGGTTGGCGTCCAACCCAGCCGTGAGATACGCATTGACCGCATACAGGGCATTGAAATACCCCGAAAGGTCAACCGTGTCGCTGGCTGAGGAAGGCGTAACCGTGAAGATTTTCTCTTTCACTTGTCCTGCCCCGGCATCACGGGACACAACAAGCGTCGGCACCAGGGCGGCCATTGGTTAAATCCCCGAGTCCGTACCCGTGACGTGCAGGGTAATGGAGGCGGTGTCCCAATTGTCCGCGGCGGTTGCCCCGTCGGCTTTGAGCTGGGCGATGGTCACCGTAGTGCCTGAAAAAGAAGGCAGGAGGATGGTCAGCGCGGCGTCAAGGCCGGCGGTAAGATACGCCTGGGCGGCATAGATGGTGTCGAAATATCCCGACAAGGCCACCGTGTCGCTCGCAGATTCCGGGGTGACGGTGAAGATTTTTTTCTTCACCTGCCCGGCTCCGGCGTCGTAAGAAATAACCAGCGTGGGGGTAAGAGCGGCCATGGTTGGTGTCCTCCCTTAGACGGCTGCGTAGGAGTCAACGGCGATACAGCCGTACTCCACCGCAGTCGTTCCCGCAGACCCACCCGCAGAAAACACAGGTTTCTGGATGCCGCCGATGAAAGACACGGCGACGCCTTCGATGTTCTTGTAGTCGAAGGATTCCAGAACCAGCGCGTCGGGGTTGCTCGCTTCGGCCATCACGCAGGCGCCGCGGCCGCAAAGAATGGCGCGGGCGGTGTCCACGGCGAAGTCGGTGCCGGTCGAAACGCCACGGAAGCTGTTTCCAGCCACCGTAACGTCAAGCCAGGGCACAAACTCGTTTTCCAACAGGAGCACGTTGGACCAATAGCCCAAAGCGCCACGGAACACGGGATTCGCATCGCTGCGAATCTTCGCGTTCTCCTGGGCAGTCTTCCAGTCGGAAGACTTGCGAATGTCACGCGCCTGCAACGGGTGCAGATACATGACATAGAAGTCCTCGCCGTCGCCGCTGATCTTCTGAATCGCGGGGCCAGCAAGGGCCGCCATGGTCGCGGCGTTGGTCACAACGTCGAGTGTCATGGTATGGGATGAAGTCATGGCCGCAGCGGACACGCCTCCGGCGTTCATGTAGCGAAGCCGAGCGCCAGTGTAGGCCGTGTCGGCGTCCGCAATGTAGTCGGGGGTGTTCGACCACGCGCAACGTGCGCCGATGGTCTTGCCCACGGTGTTGGTCAGTGAGGTGTTGGTCACGCCACCGAGTTTGAAGAAGATGTTCCGGGCAAGGAACTCTTTCATCCAAACGCGGCAACTTTCGCGGGCTTTCTCGATCTGCGAATACTCCACCTTCTGCGCATCGAGTTTCCCGGTCAAGCGCACGGCGTTACGAATCTGGTCAATGGCAACCTGCTCAGAAAACGTCTTCTGGGCCTCTTCGTTGCCTTCCAGTTCGTTGTCGCCGGTCACACCGTCACCGCTAAGACGACCGACCATACCGAAGGTCTCCACGTCTCCTTTTTCTTTTGCCAATTCGCGTTTGACTTGGACAACATTGTTGTCGTCCTCGCCCGCGAACCTCATGATGTTCTGAACGTCACGCGCCACATCGTCGAAAAGGTCTTTGCCCCATACTTCCCGACGAAGCGCGTCAATGCTGGTTGACTGGCCCATTTAAGTGGACCTCCTTGGATTAACCGCGAACCAGCTTCACGTATCGCTCCGGGTGTTTCGCGCGAAATGCCGCACGTTGTCTGAAGTCCATGGCGTTAATGTCGGCCACCGTCACATCTTCGACGTTTACCGTCCTCTTACCGCCACCACCCGAAACCGAGGCGCTTGAAGCCGGGCGTCGGTTCCTTTCTTCTAGGCGCTTCACTTGGTCGGGCGTTAGGCCCCCGTTTGCCTTCGGGTCAACGATCTTCCCGTCTTTGTCGGCTTTTGTGCCGTTGTCGGACTTCTTGCCCCATTCGGGGTGCATTTGTCCGATCTCGTAAGCGATAAACGCGGCGTTGTAGTCCTCAACTCCCAACTGGTCGGCCACCATTGCCGCGCGTTGTAAATCTCTCATCAACTGGATTGCCTTGGTCTGTTTCCACTTTTCAGGGAGCAGGGCGTCCAGGTTCTTCATCAGGTCGGCGGCTTTCTCAACCGCGTCGTCGAAGTTGGGGAGCGTGCTTCGCGCAAACTCCTCTTGAAATGTCTGAGCGTCCCTAACCCGTGTGGCCACTTCCTGCTGTTCGGCCATGCGCTTCTCGTTGGCCTCGGCCTCTGCCTTTTGAAGCTCTTTGAGCTTCGCAAGGGTCAACGGCTGGTTGTCAGGGTCAACCGGGTTCCCGTCAGCGTCCACCTGGGGGGCGGCGTTCTTTTCAATGGCTTCGAGGCGGGCCTTAAGGGCTTCTGATTCCCCGCGCATCTTGGCCACGTCCGCCTCTGCGTTCTGCCGCGCCTGCCGCTCATGTTTCATGCGGAAATACATCGCCCGCTGGGGCGTCCCCGGTCCAAAGGTTTCAAGGAACACTTTTTCTTTCGCCGGGTCTTTGATCTCAAAATCAGGCAATGAACTCGGCTTCAATTCCGGCTTGACTGGTTCATCTGCCTTGGCCGGGGCCGCCGGCTCAACCTTTTTGGCCGGTGCCTCTTCCTCTTTGGCAACAAGTCCGCGTTCCTGCGCCGACTTGATCTCTTTGTCCGTCCACCCTTCGGCCTTAACTGCTTCAACCGTCGGGGCTTGCGCCTCGGCGGGTTTCACCGGCTCTGCAATTTCAACCGTCTTTGTTTCGTCGCTCATCTGTTTTCTCCTTCGGGCTTTGCCCGTTAAACGGAAAAGAGGCCGACCCAAGCGCGTTAACGCTCGAATCGGCCCCTAATAGCCGTTGTTCTGTCGGGATTTAGGCCCGTAAAGGGGGAATTACCCCCACCAGCTAAAATGTGTGCTTCTTCTACCGCATCGGGTTGATATACATATTCCCAGCCCGATAAAACACGCGGCCGCGGCCCTTTTCGCCCACAATGATGAACCCGTCGGGGGCCTCAAAGAACTCCTGGCCTTCTTCAAGGGGATGTTTAAGCACTTCCCTGGATTCCGCAATCCGAATCTGATCCGGCGTCAACTCGGCCACTTCCTTGCGAACTTCCGAGACGCCTTTCACTTCCTCAACCGCGTCCACTTCCTTCACAACCTCTTTGACCTTCTTAGGCCTGCACATTTGGTGCTCCCATTCCCGCACTGGCCGCCGTCTGTTGGGCTGCCTGCGCTTGTTTTATTGAAGCCAAAATCTTTGACTTGGTGGCCTGCGGAAGCTGGCTCTCCTCAAGGATGACGTCAGGGGGTATCAGGCCAGGGTATGCCGCGGCGAAGTCCTTAATCTCCCCCGCGTTTGCCAGTTTCATGGTTTCGCTTGCGACGGCTTCGCCCACCGTAACGTCATACTGGCCCAAGTCGCCGGCCAAGACCTCTGCAATCGCAACCTGAGCCATTTCCTTGTCGTATTTCATGGGGTTGCCTTCGGCGTCCTTCATGGGCTCCGCTGGCTTTTCGGGGTCGTCCGGGTTCTGCAACATGAGAGGCGGGAAATTCCTTTCAAGGAACGCATCGCCCAGCACCTTTTTGGCTGTTTCGGTGTCGTATATCTCGCCCAATTGGGTCAACAAGAACTTCCCGGCAACAATGCGGGAGCGCGTCAGGTTGTCGAACAACTCCTGAACCATGAGCAGGCCCTGGCGTTGGCGTAGGGCGATGGCCCGGCCCGATTGGCTGCTTCCCTCTTGGACGGCCAGAAGGTCGGCGTTGATGCCCAACTGTGCCTTGATGGATTCCGCGCTGTCTGCGGCGATCTGGGCGTGGCCTTGCGACAACTGCATTGGGTATATGCGTTCCGGCTTCGGTGCGCCCTTTTTGTATTCAAGATTTACCCCTGCATTAGTCCCATGATTCTTTGCCGATTCCCGGTCAACCCAGGCGTCCTCCTCGGACAGCCAACCAGAGTTTGCGGAGCTGTTCATGTGCCGGAGCATCAGCATCTCGGCTTTGTTGTGCTTTTCCTGCGCCCCCTTGGTCCCGTGGACAATACCCTGAACCAAAAGGTGCCTGTCGTCCCCGGTCAGTGGGGCCGTGGAAAATCGAGCAAAGTAGGGAATGAACTGATATGCCTTCCATTTGGGGTAGAACCATGCCCGCGCGTCTGCCAGCGGTTCTTCAATGCCCGGCACGTGGGCATAAACCCACACTTCTGGCACAGAACGCTTGATGGTGATGAATCGCTCGGGGTCGCGCTGTTCGGGCTGTTCCGGGGGCATTTGCGGGGCCATGGGGGCCATCGGCATGGCTTCGGGCGCCATGGGTTGTTCTTCTCCGGGGACTTCCACCATGTTTTCAGGTAAGACTGGCGCGGACGCCATGGGCGCCATGATCTGCGCCTGCTGGAACGCCATCATGTCCTGCTGAAATTGCGCTTGTTCCGCTTCGATTCCGGCCTTGTATTCATCTACAAATGCCTGGGCCTTCTCCCCATCCTCCGCCTGTTTCAGTTCTCCGGTCTTTTTGTCGCACAGAAACACCACTTCAACCATTTTCTTGTAGAAACGCTCCACAAGGTCAAAGCCGCCTTCGCTTGCGTCGGTGTCGCTTTTCCCGTTCTTGTAGCCCCTGGACTGTTGGTGTTTTTCCTCATCGCCCAAGAGCGTCGAGACGTCCAACTTCCCGTTGGATGCGTTCTCTATGAGCTTGCGGACGTGCCTGTCCTTCTTTTCGTCACGAACGTAAAGGTTGAGCAGGTCATCTTTGGACAGGTCAAGGGTGACCTTGTAGACGTAGCGGGCGTCGCTGAAATCGTATTCCCTGAACGTGGGTTCGGGGAAGATGCTGTTCCCGTCAATCTTGCGCCAACACGGTTTCCCGTTCAGGATGTTTTCGGTGTAGTCCAGATACAATTCAAGGTGGCTCTCTCCGCACGTCACGCCGTCCTTGAACTGCTCGGAGGACTTGTATGAGTAGCCGGAAACCTTTATGGCGTCCTTGAACAATGCGGAAGCGATCTCGGCCTTGACGGAATCTTCCTCGCCAACCGGGAACGCTTTGAAATCGGAGCGGTTCTGTCGTTCAAGGCCGGTCAGTAGGAAGATGTTCGGCTGGATGCGGTTGTCTGTGAAGGGGCGCATCCCGCCGTCTTTGAGGGTCTTGATGTCCTCGTCGCTCCACTGGTTCCCCAGGGCGAAAAGGAAGTCCTCTTTCTCGCGGGAAATGAGTTTGCGCTTGGCGGCATAGGCCCGCTTGAAGTCGGCCATTGACCGCTCTATTGTGAGTTTCTTTTCGTCAGACATTTGCCCTGCTCCCGTTCAAAGTTACTTCCTTGGCCCCTGTCGCCCCAACAACCGTCAGCTTCGGGGCCGTCGCCCGCTTCTTCGCCGCTTCCTGCGATTCTCTATGAATCTGCAATTGCACGGCGTCCACGACCGCCAGGAACGCCAGGGGGTTGAATGCCCACTTGATGCGGTTCCACACCGTTGACACTTTCAACACGGTTTCAAGCGCCGTCATCCTCATGTTCAAGAAATTCATCTGGTCAAACAGGATTTTGTCCCGGTTGACGGCGGAGGCTTGCTGGGCGCGGATTTCGGCTTCTCTCATGCTATTCCCAAAAGGAATGCCAACGACTGCTCGTATATCCCGCGCAGTTCGTTTTTGTTCATAAGAACGTGTACGTCCACGGGGACAACAACGCCTTGATACTCAATGAAATTGCAATACATGCTCATCCCACCAACCCCAATGTTTCGGCTCTTGTTTGCTGAAATATCCCGAAGACATTCTCCCCGGTTTCGCCTTTTTCAAGACCAAACAGAAGGTCATAGTTTGAAGGGTGAACGCGCATTGAGAACACATACTCCTTGTGCTTAAACACTTTTTTCATTGTCCTATCCCCACGACCGGCCCAACTGAAAATCGAAGTCAACGATCCCAACCTTTTCGCCGATGTCGAACTTGGTTTCGATGATCATCCCAATACCCCCACAGGGCTTCCAGAATGACGCCGGACGCTATGCCGGGCGTATCTGTCCGCTACTACCACCTGCCGGGCCTGCGGGAGCGCCCACAGGCCGTTCAGGAAGGCGTCAGCGTTGTCAGGGCTACGTCCATAGCGTTTCTTGATGTCTTCCTTCGGTTCCACCAAGTAAACGCCGTTGCTCTTGACCGTCTTGTATTTGGCCCAAGACAACTGCTCCTTCAAATCTTCGTCGGTTGGGTCAATCTGCACCATGCCGTCCTCAAACAAATGCGCCCCGTTGTCGTAGACCTCTGCCCGGCGGTTATAGTATCCGGAACCGGCCGCCCGCTCTGAACTGTTGACGAAAATGACTTGGTTCTTGTCGTAGGCGTCCTCGCCGCCCAACTCGGCAAGCCGGTCAGCCACGCCCCCACCCACCCCGATCTCGTCCACCGCAAACGCTTTGATGTTCCCCATCTTCTTGGCGAATATCATCGCCCGTCCTACAACCTCCATCGTGTTCCGGGTTTCGTGGACTTCCCGGCCTATCTGCCTGAAATTCTCAATGGCGTAGAACACCGTCTTGTCGCCTCGCCTGGGTTGCTCCGCGCCACGTCAATGCTCACAATGCGCCGGATGGGAACGCGGGGGATGATCTCACGCTTTGCGGCTTCCTGAATCCAAGCGGGCTGGATGATGACGTCCTTCGAATCCGCTTCGTCGTCGGAGTTTTCAACAAACCGCTTGTAGATGTTCGGCTTGCTCGTCTTTATGGCTTCAAGGCTTGTCAGGAAGTCTTTGGGAAGGTTTGAGGCGTTGTCAAACGTGGTGGCCGCATAGTGAGCGTCAAGACGTTGTTTTGTTTCGGGGTCGTGTATTCCGTTCTGCTTGAGTTTGTAAATCCAGTTATGCCCGTTGGCGTTGGCAATGACGTAGCCCTTGCGCCCGCTGTTGTCTTTACGAAGGCGCCCGTTCAGCTTGAAAAGGTATTCGTCTGTATCAAGTTCCTCCCCCTGCTCAATCCCATACCAGCCAAGGTTCATGTTTTGTAGGTTGTTCATTTCCTCCAAGTGGCGGAACATGATCGTGGAGCCATTGATAACGCACTCTCTGGCGCTGTTGACCTTCAACCCCGTGTATTGCTCAAAGTCCTTGATCGTGCTGTCACGCAAGTCTTCAAATTCTTTACGGAATATCACGCCGCGGTTGTTGGGGTAGGCTTCGGATTCGTTTAGGGCGGCTAGGATGAGAGCGAGGGTCTTCCCGGTTCCCCATCCCGCTTTCAAAAACTTATACTTCGCCGGGCCGAAGATGAAATCATCCTGGTATTGCTTGAGGGTGACGTTAAGCGGGTCCATTGCCTGCCCTCACGACGTTGATAATGCGGTGGGTTATCTCAACGTCCACATTGTCGGGGGTCTTTCCAAGGCCCCACTCTTTCAGCATCTCAACGGCTTTCAAGCGCTCTTTAACCCCGGCGGGGATTTTCAGGCACTCGCCGTTGTCGTTGATGGCTTGGTCAATGTCCTCACCAGCCGCAACTTTGGCCACAAACTCAATGAGCTTGTGTTTTTCAAGAAGCTTCTGGCACTTTGTTCGGAGCCAGTCGGGAGGGCGGCCTGCGTTCTCACGTTTACCGCCGAGCTTGTTCCCTTTTTCAAATGTCCCCGGTTTCCGTGATTTCATCCGTGAATCTCCAACAAAATTGCCCCTTTGAGTGAAGGGGCATGGGCCTCACATAGCGAGGCAAAAAAGAAGCCCATCCCCGGAGGCGAGTCTAGGGATGGGTCGGGCGCAAGAGTTTGGGGCCCTGATTGAACAGCAAAAAAATAGCGAAGCATCCGACACCTCGTGGTCGGGCTCCGCTCTTGCGTTGGTTTAAGTCTATACGTTCACACCCAAAACGGTCAACATGAATCTACTAGCAAACTTGCTAACGATCATCTTTCAAAAGACGGTAGGCCGTATACCAACAGCACCCCATCGAACGACCGACCGCAATCCAGAGACACATCTTTTTCATGCCTGGATTTGCCCTTGTGAGTGTTAAAGATATTCGCGCTGCCTGCTTTTCCCGTGTTCTTTTGTATGCATCTTTCAATTCTCCAATGTTCATCATCCCCCCAGCCGTATAGTTTTTACTGAAATAAAA